AACTGAACCCAGTCTGGTTTAAATGGAGCATCATCAGGAGATTGAGCTATATTCATATACTCTTGATAGAACCCATTTAAGTTTCCAACAGATTCAAATTCTTTTTTAATTCCTAGTATTCTTTCTTTGGGAAATCTTTCAGGCCAAATACTTTCCTCATTCTCATCCCATATAGAATACCATAATGTTTTCCATGTTTCAGATTCTTTAGCCCAATACAAAAAACAATCTTCAGATATAACAGTACCTATCATGCATATTTTACCTTCATCAGACAAAGATGGGATAACAGCTTCGGTCATCCACTTTCTATTCTTTGCTCTAGCTTCTCTGGTATATGCATTTAGCTCAGATTCAAAGTCATCAACTATAATTAAATTAGGTCGTGTATCACCTTCGATAAATCCACGTACTCTTTGACCAGTACCCACAGCTACTATTCTAGAGCCATTAGCTAATACTATGTCTGTGTGTGTCCACCTTTTTGCAGTAGCAGGACCAAGGTCTCCAAAGGTTTTTTTAAGATTATCACTATGCATTAAGTGATATTTAATTCTTGATAAAAAGTTTATAGACTGTGCTTGGGATTCTGATATAATTACTATAAACAAATCTTCAGTTGATGCTTTAAAGGCTATTTTCCATAGAGGATAAATAAGAGTGGTGACAGTGCTCTTAGCCGTCCCTCTAGGGGCAGCTATCAACACTCTTCTTTCGTCGTCGTCAGCTAAGGCAGAATACACTTCATGGTGGAACGGTGGTGTATGTTTACGGAGGGCAGTCGGGAAGCAGTACCTTCCAAACAACGCCATATTATTCCGTAACTTCTGAAGAGCTCTTAACTCTTCATACTTAGCTTCATAATCCATTTTTAACTATTTAAGACTGTCCCCAGTTATTTCCTTTCATTCTTATCATTTCAGTTATAGCTTTTTTTCTATTCTGCCAATCCAATTCTTTTCTTTCTTCACGAGCCCAAAACTTCATATCTTTCATATTCATATTTTTATGAGCGTATTTGTTTTTCATTGTTTTTCTAGCTTTTTCTATTAAAATCTCAGACATAGGTTTATACTCAGGCATAACTGTTCTTTTTCCATTTATCTTCCAAACTGACCCAGCAGACGCTGCTACATCGCCTTGGTCTCTAAGGTTATACCTATTATGACCAATTACTGTTAATTGGTCTTTTTTCTTTTGAATCTCCCAAGGAATTTGTCTATAACGGCCTCTAATAAAATTTCCCGATTTATCTACAACATGATGCCCACTTGCTATATTCCATTTTTTTATCTGTTTAGCAAGTCTTAATATAATATGGGCCATTGCCTTAGTCATTATTCATCTCCTTTAACAGTAGTTCTTTGAGCAACTAATTTTTGTTCTTCTTCTCTAAGCTCATCTATAAGCTTAGTAGTAGACGTAGCTTCTATTGTATCTGTAGTTTTAACAAGATGTTTGTCTTTCATTCCATGCATATCCTGCAAGTTTTCTACAGCTCTCATAAGATTAGTAACATCTTTCTTATCTTTAGCCATCATTATAGTTCTTTCTAATAAATCAAGGGTATAGTCTTCCGACATACCATGACTCTTTAATAAATTTGATAACTCTTCTCTTACCATACCTTTAAAAACCTCCGTTCTCATGTAACGCTTTATTCTTCTATCTTCATTAGCATTTACTTCGCCACATACCTTAGCTATAGTATCCTCTGTGTTCATTGTTTGAGCATATACCATTGCTAAGTTCTGCATCTTTTTTTGTTTAGCTTTGACCTCTATAGGTCTTTTACCCGACAAGGTTGTATTTGACTTACGACCTTTTACTTTAAGTTCTTTTGTTTTGTATTTTGGATTATAGAAGGTGTATCCCCATGCGAATCTAAGATAGACATTATCAATCTCGTGATTTGACGTATATTCTTTTCTTTTAATAACCTTTGATACGAATCCATCGTCAGATAAGGCCCATTCCCCCTCTTTTGCATCTTTCCAACTACTATATTCAAGTCTTTCTTTATCCGCTTCTTCTTTTGTATATATTTCATAGGTCTTAGCCCCTATATCTTTATGCTTAATAGTAATTGTATACATTACTTTGCTTGTTTAACAATATCAGACAGCTTCTTAGCACGATTAGGTGTTTGACGAGCCCATTTAGAATCGAGCATCTCTACACTACAAGCTTCGTAATTACCAAGCCTTAAAAGAGCTATTGTCTTCTTAAACTTAGAAAAACCACCTAATCCTAATTGATAACACATCTCTACCACTACATCTTGTACAGATTCTGGTAAATCAATGACAAAAGGAAACTTCATAGCTATTCTTTTCTTTAAACTGTCAAGCTTTCTAATGAGTATCATTTCTGCTATATCTTCATCCATAACTAAATCTTTTATGGCAAATCCATAGCCTATAGTATCATACCCTTCGGTACACTTGTAGACCTTATCTCTAAAGCCTTCTGATATTTTAACACTTTCAATTAACGACATTTAATACCCCGCTTCATTCATATAATCTTCGGCTTGAGGTGCCGAGGTTTTTTTTCCTCTCAATTCTTGCAAAAAATCTAATAATCCACCAAATCCTTTATCTTGAGCAGGAGAAGGTACAGGTAATCCTAAGTTTTCATAAAAAGAATATTTATCACCTTCTGATGCAATAAGATTTCCATCTGGAGAAACACTAAAAGAAACAGGTGACATGCTATCATAATAATTTTCTCCAAAAGGCAACTCATTATAAGCATCAACAACTGACTGTGGCATTACTTTGCCTCCTGAAAAAAGATGCTGAATAGCAGCTAATTCAATAGGATTAATCTTTCTTCCTGTTAGATTTGTTACACTTTTTTCCATATCATCCATATCACCCATGTATTGGTCGCTGTAAGGACTAAAGTAATCATCTGCGTATTGTTCTTCTAAAAACCTTTCGGGTAAATCCATTTTATATTGTTCCGCCATATTATCTCCTGTTTAATCTAAATCTCCAAGGCCTCTAATCATCCTAAAAAATCTTTCATCTGGACCTTCCATTATATCCATTTCTCTAGAATATGCTTCTGCAGCATCTATGTTTTTTCTTTTTAAAGATAGATACCTTTTAGCCAATTTGTCTTTCATAGAAGGAGATATGTCCATTACTTTTTTATTTCCTACTGTATTTGCTAAAAACTCTCTAAATCCTCTATCTTTTACTATTAAACTATTGAAATTAGCTGCTCTTGCTATACTAGGTTCATACCTTAAAGCTCTTCCTTCAAAAGGTGTACCTGGAGTGTTCATAGCAGAAGCTTTTCTAGATTCCATTTTTTGTAATCCTCTAGCCATACCAGGGTCTCTTTTTGATAGTCTCATTGCTATCTGCCTTTTTAAAGGATTAGAGCCAAAAGGGCTATCGCTTTGGTAACCTAACCCTTTATTTCCTACAAGTGAGCCATAAGCATCTCTTGGAGGCTTTGGATATTCCCCTCTTACCATTTGAGGTTTGTTAAATGTTCCTGTTCTTTTAAAATAATCTAAATCTTTCAAAGTAGGTTTAGAACCTACCTTAACTCCTGGTGTTCCAGGGCTTTTAGTGGGTATACTTTTTGTTGATTGTTTGTATAACTTAGCTGCAGCCTTCTTACCACCTGGGCTTCTAAGTAACATCTGTAAAATCTTTGCTAATGCCATTAATATCCTCTCTTTGCTTTTGATTTATTCTTTCTAGCTACTTTCTTAGCTTTTTTATACGCTTTTATACTAGCCTTTGCTGCTTTCTTTGTATGCTTACGCTGTTTTGCTTTCTTACTAGGCATATATCTCCTTATTTATGCTATTTAGAGGCTAATATACAACATATAAACCAATTTCCAAAAATTTTTATAAAAAAATATGTTACGGGGAGTATGACTAAGGCTTAGACTAAGTGCAGGTGTTATTTATCTAAGTTGTAAATGCATATAGACTAATCTAACACCTAGTCTATACCTAGTCTATATAGACTAAGAATATAATCAAATAAATAAACTATGCAAGAACTTTTTTTTTAACCCTCAGAAACTTGTATAATGCAACCACTTTTGAAAAATTATAACTAGAATGTGAACGCTAGATATACATAGTTGGTACCCGCTTGGTTTTGCGGGCATATGGTTGGAGCTAGGTTGAAAGTTAATCAAACCAAGCGTGTACAACAACCTTCCCCCTAAGGCAATGCTAACAAAAATAAAACAAAGGAGTTATCATGGATAAAATTAAAACAATATTAGCTAAGGTTTGGTTGAACAAGAAAGATGTTTCAACAAAGTTTGTAGATGATGAGCAGAAAGAGATTAGAGGTTATACCTTTAGGTCACTTGATGTAACTCAGATTGACAAAGAGTTACCTAATCTACAAGCTGAGGCATCTAAACTTGATATGACTGTAAGATTTGGGAAAGGTCAGTTGGAGTATGGGAACGCTTGCGATTTCTATAACAACAAGCCTATTAGAAAGTCTTACCTGTATATAGGCAAAGATGCCAGAGAAGAGAAATCTGTAGATATATTAGATGCTCTTTAGAACTATTAGAGTGATTATCCTGCGTATATGCGTGGGATAATTGCTCTTTATTATATATATCTTACACATAAAGGTAAATGTTGTAGGATACAAGTATTATTAAAAATGTGCCTTTTT